CTTACTGATGGTAACTACTTTGATGTTACTGGTACAACTACAGTTACTTCGTTTAACACCACAGGTGTAGTAGGTACTGTAATTAAATTACACTTTGATGCTGTTTTAACTTTAACTCACCATGCTACTGATTTAATCCTTCCAGGTGGAGCTAACATCACTACTGCTGCTGGAGATGAAGCTGAGTTTGTAGAGTATGCCTCTGGTGATTATAGATGTACTAACTACATGAAAGCTAGTGGTTTACCTGTAGTAGCTTCTAGCACTACTGCTGTTCCTGTAGGAGCAATAATTGATTTTGCTACAGCTACTTTACAAACTGATTATTTAGCTTGTGATGGTGCTGCTATTTCAAGAACAACTTACTCTGGTTTGTTTGCTGTAGTAGGCACTACATGGGGTTCAGGTGATGGTTCAACAACCTTTAACGTACCAACTTCAGGTAGGCTTACAAGAGTTGGTTCTGGTGGCTCTGGAACTGGAACATTAGGTAACGCTGTTGGTAATACTGGTGGTACTGAGACACATACTTTGTCAAGTAGTGAAATGCCTTCTCACTCACACACATTCCCTACTGGTGGTACTATATCAGCACCTGCAACGGTGACTGTTATGAACGCAACAGACGGGTCTGCGAACGGTACACTTACTACAACCAGTAGAGGCAGTAGTTCAGCACACAATAACATGCAACCTTCAATGGTTATATCAATGCAAATAAAATATAGGTAAACATGATAAAAACTAAAACAGTTTATGCCTATGATAAATATACAAAAGAGTATATTGGTGAACAGAACGCTAATCTATGCCCAGTCACTCAAACAGAATATTTAATGCCAGTTTCTAGTACAGAAGTTAAACCCTCTAAACATAAAGATGGTTTTGCAAGGGTGTTTGTCAATGGTCAATGGGAGTATGTAGAAGATAAGCGTGGTGCTGTTATTTACGATTGTACAACAAGAGTAATTACAGGGTGTATAGATACTCTAGTTTATACAGTACCAGAAGGGTGTACTTTAGAAGTTCCAAAAAAAGGGGATGTTTGGATTAATAATGAATGGAAACCAAAACCTCCTCCTACAGTAGCAGAGTTAGCTTTAATAGAAATATCACGCCTTGAAGCACAAGTAACAATTCGCAGATTAATAGAGGCTGTTACAGAAAACAATGGCTGGATAGCTCAGCAGAAAGCTTTAATAACAATAGAACGTAATAAATTATAAAGGAGTAAACTAATGCCTAAAAATAAAATGAAAGCAAGTAAAACACAAATGGATAAAACTACAGGTAGTGATAAATCCTTTTCTAAGAAAGTAGCAGAAACTAATAAAAAGAATAAATCAGGTAAGAAATAATGCCAGCAAGTTTAGTTTCAACAAATACTATTACTATAGCTTCAGGCACAACTACTGCTGCTATAGACCTAGGTAGGCGTGTTTTAGTAGGTGTCCAGACTCCTGCTAGTATAGCTAGTACAACTCTAAAGATAAAAGTAGCACCTTCTACAGCAGGTACTTATGTTAATGTCTATGATGGTTTAGGACAGTATGTTACTGTGGGTGATTTTATAACTACTATTGCTTCAAGTAAATACATTCCTATTCCTCCACCATTAACTGCTGGTGTACCTTATTGTAAATTAGAGTTTGGTTCTACTGAAACTGCTAAAACATTTACATACTACACAAGAGAAATAGAGTAAAATGTCAGACCTCTTACTGTTTCAAAAAACACCTTTTGTCCCTACTTACATAAGAGGGGAGCTTGGAGGTACTTTGCTTACAGAAGGAGGTTTGCCTATAGAGATAGAAACGCCTATCACAAGATTAGAAAGACATTATCTTAGGGATAATAAAAATAACCTAAGAAGATATACAGTAGAAATTCCTGAAGAAACTGACCCTGAAGATATTCTAGGTATATTTTTCCACTTTCATGGTGGGTATGGCTCTGGTGATGGTGATGTTGACGGTGATGGCGTGGATAATGGTAGTGGAGGTTATCGCAGGGTTTTAGATTTTGATGGAACATACTTGCAGGACTACATCCATGTTTACCCAACAGCAGCTTATAATGGGGTTGTTGGTGGGTTGTGTTGGACGCTATTGCCTTTTACAAATGCAAACTCACCAAACGACGTGGACTTTTCAAGAGACATGGTAGATGCTTGCTGTGCCAGATATAACATAAACCCAGCTACACAAGTAATTGTAGTTGATGGTGTTTCTGCTGGTGCGATGATGGCTATATACTACGCCTCCGAAGCATATAGACAGAACTTTACATACAAACCTACACATTGCATTTCAATTAATGGTGTGATTGCCTTTGACTATGCAGGTACAGAACCTTTTAGTTTTACTGGTAACTTTACTTCAATAACCAGCCAACTTGATACAATAGTACCAGAAGCTGGTGGTGGTTTTGGTTCGTACATGAGCCTTGCTACTATGCAAACAGTTATCGGAACTATACCTTCTTCAACTGAGTATATGTCATTAACCTATGGACAACACTCAATAAAAAGTATGAGATATGGATTAGCAAGCAATACCCCTCCATATACTCTACAAGCAAAAATAGCAGAAATATTAGCATAAGGATATTATTGTGACATACCAAAGTGACTTCCCCCCTTTAACAACGCCAGACACTGGTGATTATTTCGATGTACTGGAGGCGTTAGGTGGTGGATTATATAGAAATGTAAAAGTTCTCAAAGAGAATCTACTTGTTAATTCTAGTGATTTAACTTTCCTTAATGGTAAAGGTGTTTTTGCTGGCACTACATTAAACGACCTAGTTTACTTCGGTAGTCGTGATATTGATGGAAACGTGAATGTAGCACATATTACGGCTATATCTGCAAACTCCCCTTATGCTTTACTTGGAACAACATGTTTCTTTACAGCAGGGGCTTCTGTAGCTGCTTTAACAGGCTACTTAGGAAGTGATTATACTTCTTACGGTACTGTTGGAGTTGGGGAGGACGACTTAACGTCTGTCACTCATGTTGCTAACCAGTTTAATGTCACAGGGAGAGGAATCAGTTATTCTTTTGGGGGGTACACTGCTAATAACGCCAATGTAAAAACAGTAAGAATACGAGCTGGTGCGACCCTTCTTGCAACGTTAGTATTGCCTCTTAGTGTGCTTGGAGTCTGGAAAGCTGAATTTGGTATTATACGCACTGGTGTAAGCACTCAAAGAGCTTCAGGTACATTGAAGACATACACAACAATTGGAACTGTCGCAGTGGTTACAGAAGCCGCTATAGAAGCGAATTTAACATTAACCGAGACTAACACAATTACTGTAAAATCTACAGGAGAGGGAGTTAGTAATAACGATGTTGTTGGCTGGCGTGGTAGGTGGGAGCATATATAGTATGAGTGATACAGAAAAAGATGTAGGAGAATTAAAAGGGGCTATAGAGGCTCACTCTAAAAGACTTGATGGTATAGATACTGAAGTAAAAGAATTAAGAAAGACTAAGCATGACCATGCTAATATTATACATAATCACCAAGGAATACTTCAAACTATTGAGAAGTCTATTAGTGATTTAGTAAGTGCCACTGGTTTAAGTGCTGAAGCTACAAATGAAAATACAAAGGCTATAAGTGATTTTAGGTTAGTAGTAAAAACAGCTCTATGGTTAATTCCTACAGCCTCTGCTATTTTAATTAGTTTAATTCCATTTCTAAAATTCTTAAATACAATATACTTTTGGTGGTAGTTAATTGGGTGATGTTGTTTTATTAAACGTTATAACAAGATTAGATATCCCTGTTGAAAGAGTTTTAGATGGGGCTACAAATGCAGAACTAGAAGAAGTTGTAGTCATAGGGTATGATAAAGAAGGTGAGTTTTATTTTTCTTCTAATAAAGCAAATGGAGGTTCTGTTCTTTGGTTATTAGAACAAGCTAAAAAGGAATTATTAAATGCCCAGTTTTAGTAAAAAATCACTAGAAAAATTAAATACTTGTAACCCACAATTAATAGACTTGTTTAAAGAAGTTATTAAAGAATATGACTTTGTTGTTTTATGTGGACATCGTGGAGAAGAAGAGCAAAACAAAGCGTTTAAAGATGGGTTTAGTAAGTTAAAGTTTCCTAAATCTAAACATAATACATTACCTTCTAAAGCTGTTGATATAGCCCCTTATCCAATAGATTGGAATGATTTAGAAAGGTTTAAAGAACTTGCTGTTATAGTTAAAAAAATAGCTCTACAGAAGAATGTAAAGATACAGTGGGGCGGTGATTGGAAGATGAGAGATTACCCACACTTTGAATTAATAGGTTAATTATGAAATACCCAGATAGATTTTTAGATGGTGGTATTGACTACTGTTGGCAATGGTTGAAACCTGTAAATGGTAGCCCCTCTTTAATTCGTGCAACTTTACTAAGAGAAAGACATTATAAAAGTAATATAAAACCTCCTCACGGTGTTAAGTTTCTATTTAAAGGGGGTTGCATACACCTAGATAAAACTATTGTTTTAGATAAAGGTTTTGAGTGGGATTTGGCAACAGGTGCGATTAATACACCTAGTATAATCAGAGCTTCTGCCTTTCATGATTTTATTTGTAATGCCGTAGATGCTGGAGCGTTACCTGTAGAGTACAGACGTATAGGAGATGATATGTTTAGAGCGATAGCAAAAGAAGATGGTATGCCTATATGGCGTAGAGCTTGGACTCACTTTGCAGTAGTTAAATATGGGCAACTGAAATATGGAAAATAGTTTTAATTCAGATAATATAAAGTTTAAAGATAAACAAGGTAGATGGCATACTCAAGCATTATTTAGGGAATCCTATAAAGAGTTTGCTGGTATGAAACCTTTATATACTTTAAAAGATGATGACTATGAAGGATTACCTTCTATTAAAAAAGCCTACTTAAACTTTCAAGACCCTACAGGATATAAAGTAGCTACACAGTTACTAGGTGGTTGGGAACATTGGAAAAAGCTTTGCGGTTTACAATGGTTTCAATTACACTTACAAGAATGGGAAGAAGAGTTAGAAGTTAAATTAAAATGTGAAGGTATCAAACGTATGATAGAGTTTTCTCAAGGGGATGATTCTAAATCTAAAGATGCCACTAAGTTCTTAATTAATAAAGAGTGGGAACAAAAAAGAGGCAGACCTTCTAAGGAAGAAAAAGAAAGACACCATAAACTAAATGAAAGAGTATCTGACGCAGTCAACTCTGATTTTGAATTATTGAAGATGTATGAGACCGCTAAGTAAATTAGAACAAAAGAAATTAGAAACACGCCAAGCTGCTGAGAATGACTTAGAGTTTTTCATAAGACTTGTTTCCCCTAATAGAATGTTAGGTAGTGTGCATTGTGAGCTATTAAGCTGGTGGACTAGACAAGAGAAGAAAAGCTGTCAATTAACGCTACTACCTAGAGACCATCAAAAGTCTGCTATGATAGCTTATAGGGTAGCTTGGTGGGTTATTAAAACCCCTGATGTTAGGATACTATATATCTCTGCAACAAGTAACTTAGCAGAGAAACAATTAAAGATGATTAAAGATATTCTAACTTCAGACAAAGTTAGGTATTACTGGTCAGAATTAATTAACCCAGAAGAAGGTAAAAGAGAGAAGTGGACTAATAGTGAAATATCTATTGACCACCCTAAACGTAAAGAAGAAGGTGTTCGTGACCCTACCATCTTTACTGGGGGTTTAACAACTTCCCTTACAGGTTTACACTGTGATGTTGCTGTTTTAGATGATGTGGTTGTACCTGAAAATGCTTATACAGAAGAAGGTAGAAGTAAAGTAAAAAGCCAATACTCTTTATTAGCTTCTATTGAGTCTACAGGTGCACAAGAGTGGGTAGTAGGTACTAGGTATCACCCTAAAGATTTGTACAATGATTTGATAGGAATGGCGGAAGACATCTTTAGTAAAGAAGGTGAAGTTGTTGACACTGAAAATGTTTATGAAGTATTCCAAAAACAAGTAGAAAGTAATGGCGATGGTTCTGGTGAATTTCTATGGGCTAGACAACAAAGAACTGATGGTAAGTGGTTTGGTTTCAATAGAGAAGAATTAGCTAGAAAGAAAGCTAAATACTTAGATAAGACTCAGTTTAGAGCACAATACTATAATGACCCTAATGACCCTGAAAAGTCAGGTATAAAAAGAAACTTATTTCAATACTATGATAAAGTACATTTAAGAAGAGAAGGTTCTTATTGGTATTATAAACAAAATAGATTGAATGTATTTGCTGCAATTGACTTTGCTTATTCTTTAAATAAAAGGGCAGACTATACAGCATTAGTAATTATAGGGCTTGACTCTAATGGTATAATTTATATCTTAGATATTGATAGATTTAAAACTGAATCTATTAAAGAATACTTTGAACATATCCTGAACATGCACGTTAAGTGGGACTTTAGGAAATTAAGAGCAGAAATAACTTCAGCTCAAAATGCTATAGTTCAGGAGTTAAAGAATAGTTATATAAGAGTAAATGGTTTATCTTTAAGCATTGATGAACACTCACCTCATAGACATTCTGGAAACAAAGAAGAAAGAATGAAAGCTATTTTAAACCCAAGGTATGAGAACTTAAGTATCTTCCATTATAAAGAAGGTAACTGTCAAATACTCGAAGATGAATTAGTAGTAGAACATCCACCACATGATGATGTTAAAGATGCTTTAGCTTCTGCAATAGAGATTGCAGTACCGCCTACTGGGCATAAAAATAGAAAAACTTCTAGTAATATTATATATAGTACAGGAAGATTTGGAGGGGTTGTAGGTTAATGGTTGGAACAACATTAGATTTTGAAGTGATAAATGATGGTAGAGATGCTTTAGCAAAAGTTATTTCTAACAACTTTACTTCTTGGAATCAACAAAGAATTAAATGGTTAGAAGAAGTTAAAGAGATAAGGAACTATGTATTTGCAACTGATACTAGCACTACAAGTAATAAAACCTTACCTTGGAAAAATTCTACTACACTTCCAAAACTTTGTCAGATTAGAGACAACTTACATGCTAACTATATGGCTGCCTTATTTCCAAGTTCTGATTGGCTTACTTGGGAGGGTGATGATGAAGATTCAGAAGCTGCTGAGAAAAGAAAAGTAATAACTTCTTACATGCAGAATAAACTTAAACAAGTAAAGTTTAGGGCTTTTACCTCTAAGTTAGTTTATGATTTTATTGATTATGGTAATCTATTTTGTACTGGTAAATGGGTACATGATACAGTTGAGAATGAAGCTGGGGAAGTTACGACTACTTTTATAGGTGCTAAACCATTAAGGATAAGTCCTTTAGATATTGTGTTTAACCCTGTAGCTAATGAGTTTGAATCTACTCCTAAAATCATTAGAAGCTTAATGTCTATCGGAGAGTTAAAGGCTGCTGTAGAGAATGAGTCTGTTACAGAAGAAGATACACTAATGTTAGAATATGTTATGGGTAGGTCTATCCATATTCGTAAACAATACTCTGATGGTAGTATAGAAAATAAAGATAAAGTAGATGCGTTTCAAGTAGATGGGTTTGGTACTCTACAAGAATACTATAGTTCAGGTTTAGTAGAAGTTCTACAATTCATTGGCACTATCTACGATATTGATAAAGACATTTTATACAAAGATAGAGTTATAACTGTAGTTGATAGAAGTTATGTAATTTCTAATAAGAAAAAACCTAGTTGGTTAAAGAATGATATTATACATGTAGGTTGGAGGCTAAGACCTGATAACCTTTATGCTATGTCACCTCTAGCTAACCTAGTAGGTATGCAGTATAGGATAGACCATTTAGAGAATTTAAAGGCAGACGTATTTGATTTAATTGCATTTCCTGTGTTTAAAATAAAAGGTAACGTAGATGATTTTGAATACGCCCCTAATGAAAGAATCTATGTAGGTGATGAAGGTGATGTAGAGTTTATGCACCCTGATGTTACTGCTTTAA